GCTTCTCCAGGCCGGTGGACAGGATGGACATGGATCAGTCCTCTAAGGGGGAGAGGGTGGAGCTGAGGCGAGGATTACTCCTCGGTGGTGGGCGCGGGCTTAGTGCGGGTCCGAACGGGCTTGGGTGCAGGTTCGGGCTCGGCTTCGGGGGCTGGTTCTTCGGGGGCCAGGATGGCCTTGCCGGAGTTGATCAGCAGGTGGGCGGTGGCGGGCAGCAGATCAAGGGTGGAGCCCACCGAAGCGGGCTCCCCTGCGACCATCACCTGCCTGAGGATTTGGATGAGCATTGCTCAGGGGCAGGGTGACTTGATGATGCGGCCTATCAGGTGCCGTAGCAGAAGGCGCCAGGCTGCTTGACGGCGAAGTCAACGTCCTGGAGGGCGATGATGCGGACGGTTCCGGCGGTGGCCCCGGCGTAGGGATCGACGGTGAGGTCGAGGCCGGACCACATCCCCATGATCATCATGGAGAAGTCGCCGAACAGGGCGTCGTTGTTCTGCAGCTGGTTGGAGACGATGGCGGGGTAGCCATTGATCTCGCCGTTCTCGAACACGAAGCCAGCAGCCACGGCAGCGGCCGACTTGGCGGTGGACTTGAGCGCACCCCGGGCGGCAGCGTTGATGATGTAGCGGAGCGAGCCAGCGTCGGCGTTGGCGGTCGCCACATCGGTCTCCATGCCGATGTACTCGTCAAAGGTGCCGTAGGTGGAGATGGTCTGGCTACCGATGCCGGTGGTGTTGACCAGTCCGAGGGGCTGGTTGGAGGAGCCGGTGCCGTACATGCCGACGCGATCCAGCTCGAGAGCGATGACGCGGGTGAGGTCGTTGCGGACCATGCCCTCGACGTCGATCGAGGATTGCAGCAGCAGGCGGCGGCTGTAGTCAACGAAGGCGCCGACGGTCTTGGGGGTCATGTTGACCTGATCGACCGCCTGCTGCGACTCGTTGGGAGCCACGTTCTCGCCAACCCAGTAGGCCGTGCTGGCTGAACTCTGGCGGGGGATGCTGATGTTGCCTTGGAGGCCGGTCAGCATGGTGACGCCCGCGCCAGCCAGGGCGAGGCGGTTGCGGAGCAGGTCGATGAAGGAGCCACTCAGCAGCTCGTCAGCGACGAGGTTGCCGCCAGCGGAGGGGATACCGGCGGTGAGGTCGCGGCGGAGCACCTCGTTGGGGACGACGATGCCGTTGCTGGAGCGCTCGTACTTGGTGGCGGCGGCGCGACCGACCTCGATCTCAAACTCGGCTTCGCGGCGGGCGGCGGCGTCGCCGGGGTTGGCCAGGTAGTTCAGGGCGCGGACGAAGCTGAAGCGTTTGGTTTCCTGAGCGGAGAGGCCCACGTCATTGGTCGTGACGTCGGTGGAGCGGATGGGGTCCATAGGGGTAGAGCCGAGTTTGTCGAGGACGGCGGCGCGAGCCTCGTCGAGGGAGCGGCCTCCGTCGATGAGTTCACGGGCCAGATCGTGCATCTGGTGCTTCTCGCCCAGTGCAGTGATAGCGGCGATGCGGGTCCTTTCGGCCTCAACGGCCTTGGACCGGATCACCTCCAGATCAGGGGTGTTTTCCATTTCAGGAACGGGGGTAGATGCGGTTTCAGCCGCTGGGCATTGATCCTGCTGCTGACCTACTTCCGTAGGCGCAACTGGTGCTTCGTTCTCAATAATAGAGTCGGTGGCTTGCACGCTAAGCTCGGGCGCCGATGACTCCATAAGGAGTGAGCGGCCGATGCCGATTGTGGGGTCTGCGGGAATCGAAACGACGCTGATTTCGTGCGGCGACCAGCTAGTCGCCACATAGTCACCGGAGCGCTCCTCCATCTTGTCGATGGCGTAGCCGAAGCTGATCCCGCGCAGGATTCCGTCTTGGACGTCAGCAAGCACCTCCTTGGCGAAAGCGTTGCGCGAGAAGCGCACCTTTGCGTAGCCGCGCTTGTCCTTGTCGTTGATCCAGGCGCGTTCGACCACGCCGACAACCTTGTCGGGGTTGTGGTTGAACAGGAGAGGGGCGCCGTCGTTGAGGCGGCTGAGGTCGGCGGCGCTGGTCTCGTGGCTGAGGACTTCGTTGCCGAAGTAGCGCGCCACCGGGTATTCGGAGCTGAAGGGAAACTCGAAGGTACGGGATTCAGTGGCCTGGAAGTTTGTGGCCTCTGTGCGCTGAAACTTCTCGCCGAGTGCCCGCTCAGCGGGAGTGAGTGGGGTGAGCATACGGAGCGGGGCGATCTTGCTGAGTGTGGAGAACTTATGGCCTACCAGAGTGTCGGTGGCGCTCCAGCCGTCGGCGTCCTCGCGGTAGAGGCGGATGAGGGCGGCGGGATCCTCGGGAGAGCCGGTGATGGTGAAGGAGCTGTCAGGTACGTCGATCTTGCCGTCACGTTCCACCGATTCGATGCGACCTCGAGCTGTACCGCCTGAGCTGGACCAGCTCACGAAGTCGCCGCTGCTAAGGTCGTCTGGCTCAGCGCGGTCTAGCTCGCGATCACCCGTGGCGGCCTCGAACTGGGTGGGCTTGTAGTCGTGCTCGCTGAGCCACTGCTTAGCCTCCGCAGCACTGAACTCGCTCAGGCGGAAGCGGATGGCTTGGAGATCGGCGCCTGATTCGCCCGTCTTGATGCCGAAGATGAAGTCCACGCCCTTGCCGGCAGCATTGTTTCGGCGGCGGAAGCGATCGTAGGCATCGGGATCGCGGAGGCGGGCAGCGTGCTCCTTGGGGTACGGGCGGCCCTCGTCCTGCTCGGGTGCCTCAGCGAGCAAGCGCTCGGGGATGATCCAGAACTTGCAGATACCCTCCGGGGCGATGTCGCCGCTTACGATCTCGCAGGCGCGGGGGCCGGCGTAGAAGGCGCAGTTAGAGCACTGGATGCCCTTTTCGGCGAAGGGATTTTGCTCCATGTAGTGAGCACCGTGCTCGCCGGAAGATTGGTCGAAGGAGCCCAGCTCGTCTGCGACATCTTCGTAGGCTTCGTAGAGAGCGGCCTGGCCCGCGCTCATGTCTGCGGTGAGTTCACGTTCCACGGCCTCGTTATCTTCGGTGCGCCCATTCTTGTCCATCTGACTTACGAGCTTGTCGCTCCAGCTCTTGCCGGGATCGCCGCCCCACGCAGCCCAGGCGACGCGGCCCGGGGAGGGGTAGCCGTCTTCACCGGGGCTGAAGCCTTGGCCCTGCTTGTCAACCTCGTGTCGTGCGAACCACGCACTCATCGTTCGCACGGTGTCGGGGCTTAGCGGGGAGCCGCTGAGGATCTGGGTGGCGCGGCGGGCGGCTACCTCGGTGCCTCCCTTGCGCCCCTCGGCTTTCCAGTCGCGATAGCGCTGCGCCTCGGCACGCATCGCCTTGGTCGGGGTGGTGTCCATAGGTCTTAGGGGGTGATGGGATCAGCGGAGGTGTCGTCCGACATGGGGTCCGCCTTGGCCTTGGGCTTACGAGTGCGCTTAGCCCGTGCGGGTTGGGCGGGGGGCTCAGCTGCTGGGGGTTGCGTGGGGGGCTCGGCGGTCCCTTGGTCCATTGCGATGACCATGGGGTCGAGGATGTCGCGGTCGAGTGTGACGCCCAGGTCCTTGGCGAACGCGGCTTCTCTGGCGATCTCGCTGATGTTGTCGTCGTAGTCGCCGCCGTTCTGGGCGACGATCTGGGATTTGGTCATGTAGCCCGCTTGCTCGGCCTCGCGGTAGGCCTTGACTTCCTTGAGGGGGTCAACCCAGGTCCAGCCGCGTGGCATCCAGCGGGGAGTGTCGTAGCGCTCGGGGCGCAGCTCGTAGTCGGGGAAGGGGAGTTCGCCGGAGAGAACGGCCATTTCGAGCCAGGCGCGGAAGACCCGGGTATGGAAGTTCTCGATCAGGTAGTTCTGGATGACGCGCCAGTGCTCCCGATCCTCCAGCAGACTCAGGCGGGAGCTGGAGTAGTTGGTTTCGCTGAAGTCGCGGCTGAGGGTTTCGTAGGAGCAGCCGAAGCCGGCGGCGAAGCGGCGCACCTTGTTGCGCACGAACATCTCGAACTGGGCGTCGGGTGCGTCGATGGACGGCACGGTGACGTTTTCGCCGGGAGCGAGGTACTTGAATGTGCCGGGCTCGAACTCGCTGATGCGCTGGTTGTCCTCGATGGCGTCGGGGGTGAGTTCGCCCTCGTTGTTGGTGATGAAGCCCATGAGTGAGGCGCCTGCGCGGGCGCGGATCACGGCGGCTTCCTCGTAGCCCTGCAGCTGGTGGGCGTCGAGCATGACGGGGTGGAACCACGGCACCCCTCGGTTCTGGCCGGGACGCTCAGGCAGGAACAGGTGGATGACTTCGTCCGCACCAAGGAAGACGTGCTTCTCGTTGCCCTGGGGGACGTTCTGGAACCAGTAGTCGCCCGGGTGGCGGGTGAGGAAGGCGTAGCGGACGGGGCGGCCCCACTCGTCAACCTCGACGCCATTGCGCCATTCGTTGGCGGGCGCGAGGGTGCCTCCGGTATAGGCCTCGTCGAGGAGATCGCTCTCGAGCAGCTGGAGGGCGAGCGGCACCTTTGAGCCGCCGAAGGGGCGCTTGATAAGGCGGAAGATGGCCTCGCCGGATTCGGGGAGGGCCCCTGCGGCAAGCCACTCCAGCTGGTTGAAGCTGTAGCGCCCTGCTACGTCGCAGTGCCTGGGGCGGGTCCAGACCTCCCACTTCGCCTCGATGAGCTTGTTAAGGCGCTCATCGCGTTTGTTGCCGCGAAGCTGGAGGACTTGGCTCTGCAGGCGGATGCCTGTGCCGATGACGTTGATCTGGGTGGTGCGCTTGGCCTGCTTGGCGTAGGGGTTGTTGCGTACCAGCTCGCGGGAGCGGTCGCGCAGCTTGACAAGGCTGGTGCGGATCTCGGCGTCGGCGCTCGTCTGGGCGGATAGCCAGTCGGAGGTCAGGCGCGAAATCAGGGCGCCTTGGTATTGGCGCCGCTGCTTGGGCTTAGCGGTAGGGCCGAAGCCAAGGAAGGTGGCGATGCGTGTACGGAGTCCCATGGCCGGCTTAGTTGAAGCGGACGAACATGTTGCGCGGGTTGCCTAGGCCGTTGGCCATGAGCTGCGCGGCTTCCTCGCGCTTGACGTCGGCCTTGAGCTTGGCCTCCAGCTGGAGCAGCTCACTCAGGTCGTAGCGCTTGAGCTTGCGCTGGCCGATCGTGTATTCCTGGACGCTGCCGCCATTGAGCAGGGTGCGGATGGCAAGCTGTACGGCGTCGAGGTCCTTCTTGGCCTGGGTGCGGCCGTCGTAGGCACCCGGGGTGCTGGGGAAGGAGAGGGCGGGGTCAACGGTGAGTTGACCGGAGCCGAGGGTGAATGTCTGGCCTGTTTTGCTGGCGATGGCCTGCCAGTACCACGTACCAGCGTCGAAGCCGACGGAGGTGGCGGCGGGGATGAGTAGTTCCCATCCTGCGCCGTAGGCGGTTCCGATTACGCTTGCGCCTTCACCAGCGGCGTTAGTGCGCAGCCAGTAGGTGAGGGTCCAGGTGGCGCTGTCGATGGGGTTGCCGAAGTTATCAGTGGTGGCCTCGTCCCTCCACTGAATCGTGTCACCGGCACGTAGGCGGGGAGGGATGTTCACGGCTTACCAGCTCTGCACGAAATTGCCCCGTTTAGGCGGGTTTTGCTTAGCCGATCTTAGCGAGGGCGCTTGCTTAGCCTCCTTAGTGCGTTCCAGCTGGTCCCAGATAGTGCGGCGATCGTACTTTTGGTAGAGGCGGTGGAGGGCGGCGTAGGCGTAGTTGAGTTCGTCGAGTGCTTCGTTGGGGGACTGGCTTTTCTTCACCCAGATGCGCTCGGGGAAGCCGTTGCGGAAGCGGAGGACTTGTTTCTCGGCGGTGAGTTCCTCGAAGTAGTCGGTGGAGATTGTGGGGTAGAAGTGCAGGTAACCGGGGCCGGGATCGTTGTGCTTAAGGCGGCCGAACAGGAGAGACTTGATGCCGTCAACGCCGACGGGGAATAGCTGGGCGCCTTTCTTGAGTGCTTTGCCCTTGAAGTTGACATCGACCTTGGTGGCTTTGCCGAGCGGGGGTTTGCCTTTCTGGCCCATACCTTTGATGGCGATGACACCCAGGGCGGCGCGTTCGCGGGCGTAGTGGTAGACCTCTTGGGTGTGGTGGCCGCCGGAGTCGATAGCGCAGCTGAGCACGCGGAGTTGTTCGCCAGCTTCGTTGGTGTAGGCGGTGGAGAGCACTTCGTCGAGCTGGGCCCAGACCTCGGGCCTCGAGGGGCTGCCGTAGAGCTTGACGCGATCAATAAGCCACCCTTCTTCTTCGCGGCCCCACGCCCAAACACTGAGACTTAGGCGGTCGTCCTGAACGTCGCAGCCGACGGTGAGCGCGAGGCCTTCGACGGGCGGGCAGTGCTGTTTGTAGGTCTCCTTGGCGGCGCGTTCCATCAGGGAGTCGGCGCCGATCTTGGAGGCGTATTCGTCTTCCCAGGTTTCGCCTAAGACGGTGTTGACGAAGGTTTTGAGCTGTTCGGCGTCGTGCTTGGCGTCAAGGAACTCCTCGACGAGATTGGACCAGGAGGCGTTGGGGGAGTAGGAGTAGGCGGCCCAGATGTGGAAGCCGATGTGCTTGCCGTTGCCGGGGGCAGTGGGGCGCCATTCGCCGCGCTCCACC